ACGACAATAGCTTTCTTGAACTTGATGTCTCCAACTTCACCGAGTTGATTGCGAGTGCCAGAACCATCAACCAACGTCGTATAACCCTGTCCAGCGCGTGATGCCTCAACGTCAGACATCAGAGCAAGGGTGGTGACGATGATGTCGGGCTGATCATTACCGGAAGAGCAGTCGTTGTACTTCGCACCCAGAGCTTCCCATCCGTCGAAGACATTCGTCTTCGTCTGTGTCAGGAAAGTCGTTGAGGTTGCAGAGTACTGGTTTCTCCACCACGACTCGTTGGCGCGATTGATGCCACCGACAGTACCCGATGTGGGCGCGTCAGCGATGATGTCCTGAAGACCAAGCATGATCTTGCCAGACGTAGCACCAAACATTGCCGAAGAAACGGAATCACGGGCTGTGAGCATCGTCTGGTCTTGCTTGGCTTCCAGAAGCTTCTTGGAGCCAACAGCGTTGCTCTCTACCTCTTCCGTCATAGAGATTGTAACTGGAACACTGATATAACGGGGCACGTAAAATGCCGCCGTGATACCGTCAACAGCCGCAGTGTTCACCGTATCATAACCGGAGAACCACGTGCCGCTGTTCTTTGCATACATTACATCTTCCTGGAACTCTTTCCCGCCGTCTTCGATCTCGACCTTGCCACTCTTACGCAGGGCCGCGAGAAGCGGATATTCGTCGAAGATGTTGTCGGTGAGTCGCTTACGATTCTTGCGAAGGGTAAGCGTCCACGCCGCATCCCATGTTTCTGTCGTTGATGTTGCAGCCACGGACCTACTCCTTGTGTGTTGAGCAAGTCCTTCCCGTTATACCGTCTTGCTATCCAAAGTTTTTTTGAAAGAAAGCATTGTAATCCGCTTCGGAGATATCGCCATCGGAAAGCCCAAGGTCTGTAGTACTTGGAACACCGGAAGCGGTGGAACGAGCAGTTCGTCGTGCTGCTGTAGCCTGCTCATTCAACTGTGCCGACTCTTGCCCTGCCTGTGAATTAATCACGCGGTCCAGTGCCTCACCAAGAGTAAAGGTTCCTCCTGTTGGTGACTGCTGGCCCCGCAACAGGGCTGCGGTATTCAGCCAAGTGTTTACAGCTTGTTCTCCGTGTCTTTCTACGGCAGCATTATACTCAGCCTCATATGCCCGATCTTGCTGACCCTGGACATACTGTGAGGCTATGCCAGCATTCTGTTCGATAGCGTCCAGGCGGTTTTGAACTTCTTGCATCTGCTGAACTGCTGGATGGTGTTCAATCATGTGACTGACAACACCAAAAGAACTGCGCTGCTGCTCTGTTGCCGTAGACAGGTCGAACCCCATATTGCTTGCTACTTGATCCAGTTCCTGGCCCGGAAGGGCAGGAACATTAGATTCGGGTTCTTCCTGCTGACCATTCTCCCATGCGTCGAAGCGAGCTTTCTGCGCTTCTAACTCTGAGACAAGCTCCCGATATTCGGAACTTGCTTGCGTGGATTTGGCTTCCGCATCCTTAACCGCTCTCTGTGCATGGGCAAATGCTTCACGTGCTGATATCTGTGCATCTGCCGGGATGTCATCGAGAGACTGTCTGCGGTAGTCAAGTCCGTCTATGGAAAAGCTGGAGGTACTGTCTTGACCACGGGAAGTATCTGCTTGTGAACCAACAGTGTTCTGGTCGAGGTTCTCGCCAAAAGAGTCGCCAAACGCATCTGGTTCTGGTGCAGACGCTGCGTCAGCCTGTGCAGTGTCCATCTCTTCTTCCATCTTACTCTCCTATAAAAGTCCTTCGCCCTTTGCTTGCTGTGCTTCTCTTATATGCTCTTCTGTTGCTATGCTTCCTACTGCCTGTGTTGCTGTCTGCCGTTCCTCCCTTTTTTTAATTTCTTCTTCATGCCAGTTCCTTGTCCCTCTCACTGTGTCGTCAGCCTCTTCCATCTCATACTCTTTGAGAAGCTGCTTGTAGTGATCGGGAGATTCTATTTCAATGTCGTATCCTATTTGTGGATGATACTTGGCATTGGGACCAAGAATAGATGTCAGTGACCTCTTCTTGTTAAATCCTTTGCCCCAGTTCTGATACATCCTCTTGCCACACTCACACTTCAGATAGCGAGGTGTCTCACCCAAAGAGTAATACAGGTCTTTCTTCTCGTTGCCACATTCACACCTGAAATCGTGGACAGGCACTAGATATCTCCCAAGGCTTTCTCTAGTACGTTCTTTACTGCTTGCTTGTTTCTGTCGTCCAAGCCAGAAAGATCTACTTCAATGTTTCCCGCCAGCTGCTTCTCCCAGTGTCGCCCACCTTCACCGCGGACCCTGACGACATTGTATACGCCAAATGTCTCCGTAGTCTTCTCAAGCTTGGGGGCTACAGCTTTTTTTGCTTTCTTGGCCTTCTTAGCTTTGATCATATCACTCCCGCATCTTTCTGCTGTGTCTGGATAAGGTTGGCATTTTCCTGTGCGTCTGCGCGGACCTTATTGATAATTCCCGTTGCACCGCCTACGCTGTCAGGCTTGCTAACGGCCCGTGGTCCGCCGGTTCCCGATGCCTCCTGGCTTATCATTTCCTGGTGCATCTGTAGATGCTGCTCACATAGCTGTATCACTTGCTGCTGCTGTGCCGGTAGCATATTCATAAACTGTGGCATCTGTGATACGGCCTGTGGGTTCTGCACCATCATGTGGGTATTGTGGTCTTCGCCCTGAACAGGGTTTATCTGTGAACCCATCAGGATATGAGATACTAATTCAAACTGTGCTGACCTGATGGCATCTAGGTTCTGCTCTTTCCTGAACAACCCTTCAGGGTCGGGGAAGTCAAAGGCTTGTGCCGCCGTCATCCGTAGCTTCTTGCCGTCGAAGAAGGGGTCATTGGCAAACCTGTCTACAAAGCCCATGATGCTGTCCCTCTGCATCTGCTCCGCAAACGGAGACATAGAGTGCGCCCCTATTGTCACGCGCCTCTTTACCCGCAGCCAGTGTGCCTGTATCGCTACCTGTGCATCTACGGAGCCACGCTTCCTCTGGCTGACATACCACTCTTCGGGGATGTAGCGTTCATCAGCCATAATGTCGAAGGAGGAGGAGACGATCCACCCGTAGACATTTACGGGCATAGACTGCATCCACTCCCTGTTGAGTTCTGATGTCGTGGCGTTTATGGCTGACTCTGTGGCTGTCCTTCCTCCCCGTGCCTCTACTTCTATGAGTTGACTCTCATAGCCTAGTGCGTCACGTTCCAGCTGTATCTGGTCAGGCTGTGGTGCGCCCCAATCTACAGGTGCCAGCACGTCCCTTACGCTTCCTCCAGGTGGGGGTGAGGTCCATACGATGCTGCTGTCCTGGGCGTTCTTGAGGCTTGTAGGCAGCTTGCTGTCTCTCTCCTTGGCCCTCTCGTCACCGATTATAACGCGTTTTAAGCGCGCCAAATTGTCTGCGCGGTGAGATAGAGAGTCCATGATGATCGACTCTATCTGCTCCTCATAGGACGCTATAGCCCTACCGTAGAAGCTGTCGCCGAGATCCAGAGCCTGGGTGAAGTAGGGGAACCCACCCTTAAGGAGAAACTTTTCAGGCATCTCCCCGTTCTCATCACGGGGCCTGACGTAGTCTACGGACAGTTCTTCTCCTGTTGCGGGGTCAGTGCGCCTTACAGCTTCGCGGAGAAGAAAGGGATGGCTGATATTCTCAATAGGATCTTTTATGCCTTTTACGAAGAACTTGCGGTGGCCCCGTATTCTGTCGTGGACCTCATAGCACCTGACGATTCCCGCCAGACGCTGTGCTTCTTCCCGCGCTTCCTGGTCTTCTGTCCTCTGTTCAGGCTCCATATCCTGACCAAAGGTCTTTTCAAAGTCGTCGCTGCCCCCCTCGCTGACGAGATTCTTTATCTCTGTTCGGGCATGTTTGAATCTGCTGTCGTTGAGGAGCCTCTTTACGGGTATGTCCATCTCCTCAATGATGTCTGAGGCGGTGGTGTAGTCGTGAGGCTTGACGTTGGGGTCGATAAGGATTTTGAAGGGGTCGATGCGGAAGACGCAGGGGAAGTCTTCCATCTCGTTGTTGCTGGTGACGCCGAAGGTATCGTATCCGGGCTTGTTATATTCAATCTTGAACCACGGCCTGTAGCAGAAGATGGCGTCGAAAATGCCCTGATGCACCTCGTTGCGTACATCCATCACCTTGATGACATCGTTGGCGGCAGTATTGAGGATATCCTCCAGCCCTTCGGAGCCGATATCTTCGGTGTCTTCGATTCTTACAAATACTTCAGGGTAGTTGAATGCGATGGAGGCGATAATCTTCCGCACCATAGGGTATATGCGGGATATCAACACCGTCTCATCGTCAGCCAGACCGGGAATGTCTATGTTCTTAAGCTGGTATCTATCGAGGTTGCTACGCCACTCTGTGTGGTGTGGCTCCATAAACTTCTTGCGGTTGCTTATGGACTTCCACCAGTGGTCTACCTCTTTGTCCGACATTTTTATTTGTTCAGCCATACCTGCTCATGGGTTTTGATGCGGATTCAAGTATGCTGTCTATAAGTGCCTGCCCTGTGTCTGTGCCTATGCGCTGTGCAGGCTTTATAAACTTGGGGGTGCTGATATTGTCGAGGTGCCTTCCCAATACGGAGCCGTTGTCTACGATATCGTCGTTCTTGCCATTAGGGAATCTGAGGTGTTCGTGGATGACATCTTCTACCCACGGCTTGTCGGGCCACAGCACCTTGCCACGGGCCATCCTTCCCCTGTAGTTTGTGGCTTTCGCTGACTTGTTACCTGCGGCAGAGACGGTGGCGAGGTTGCAGAATATGCGCCTCTCGTCCATGCGGCTGCGTATGATGGCTCCGCCGAAGTTGTCGTCTACCTTCTCCAGCACAGCCTCATAGGGTTTGTATTGCTCCAGGAAGCTTACCATCTGGTCTGCTATAATATCAGGGGGTGGCTTTGTCGCGCCACATATCGACACAATACCAGTTAGCTTCGTGGTCTATGGCCCATGCCATGATTACGGCATAGTCGCTGGTTTCTTTCCCTGCGTATGAGAGGTCTGCCGTTACGTAGTAGGTAGCGTTCTCAGGNACGACATCATAGCGGGGGAACCAGTTCTTCTGGAAGAACAGCCCCTCAGTAGGGACAGGGTTCTGCTGATGGAGGGCCGACCAGTCATAGGGCGGCATATCTTGCCGCATCTCTTCATAGTCTTCCTGTGAGTATCGGCTTCCTCCGGGGGCATCGCAGAGATACTGCCCTGCCTCACGTCCGAGGATATCATCTTCCTCTGCTTCGGTCTTAATCTCCAGCACCGCCCACCTGTCGCCCTGCTTCTCCAGGAGCCTTCCCGCGAGGTCATCATCGTGCCACCGCGTCATCACAAGGACAATGGCTCCGCCGGGAGACAGGCGCGTCCTGAACACCGTGTTATACCACTTCCAGACCCTCTCTCGCGACAGTTCGCTGTTGGCGTCCTCTGGCCCGGAGAAGGGGTCATCGATCACCATAAGGTCTCCACGGCGTCCTGTGAGGGCTGTGCCTACGCCAGCGGCATAATATCCGCCCCCACTCATCACGGACCACCTGTCTGCCGCTGTGGAGTCGGGGTTCATGCTGACTTCAGGGAATATGGCCTTGAACTCCGGGGATCGTACCCTTGCACGGACATCGCGACCATAGTCCATGGCCCTGTCATAGTTGTATGCTGTGCCTATGACACTGGTCTCGGGCCTGTTGCCAATCCAGTAAGAGGCAAAGTCTTCAGATACGGCCTTGGTCTTGCCATGCTGTGGCCCCATAAAGACCATTAAACGGCGTATGTCGCCGTCATATACCTTTTGCAGGTGGTCGTTGACAAGACCTACATACGACCAATCCTGATAATCTTCAGAAATATAGCGACGATATTCCTCAAAAGACCCTTTGGCCTTCTCCCGTGCTAGTGCTTCCTGAAGGTATATGTTCATTTGAACAGGAACAGATTTAGATACTTTTGCAATAGTAGCGTATTAGTAGTCACCGCTGACGATGACTCAAGGCCTATACAAAGCCTATAAAAATCTTTCCACGTCTGGAAAAATTCTTTGTCTGGTATGTTCATTGGTTAATTATTAAT